ATTGCCGCGTCGAGGTCGGTTTCGAGCAGTAGGCCGTAGCTGCCCGCCGAGCCATAGGTGGCCGTGGCCGCATTCCACACGGCGGTAGCGACCCCCGCCGCGTCGAGGGTCGAGAAGCCCGTGGCCGTGAGGCACTGAGGGAGGCTGTGGGTGTCCTTGGCAAAGCCCGTGCCCTTGATATCGGTTAGGTGGCCTTCGAGGGTCGTGCCCGTGTCGGTCTCGATCGCGTCAATGCTGGCCTGCGTGGCCGCGAGGAGCTGCACGAGGCCAGCGTTTGTGTCGATCTCACCCGCTGACGTGCCGTCCACGATGCGGATGCGGCCGTTGGCGTCGGTGTCGAGGGCGTATGCCCCGCCTGTCACCTGCGTTTGCGTTAGCGTCGAGGTGCCCAGGTTGGCCCCCGGGTCGTGTCCGCTCAGGGTGTTGAGCGCCGAGGCGTCTACCCGTGTGGCGTCGTCCACTACCGAATCGCGGATCGTGTCGGTCGGGTCGGCGTCCTCGATCTTCGCGGCATTCGTGTCGGCCAGCGTAGTGGTGAACATGCCGTTGAACCAGTTAGCCACGACGACCTGGTTGCGGGCGAAGCACTGCATCACGCCCGTCCCGGTGCCTTTCAACGTCAAGTTGCCGGCCGTCGCGGTGTCCGACGTGCTCAGAGCAGCCGTGCACCATCCAGTCGCATCCGTGACTGCCGTGGCCGTGGTCGGTGCTCCCCACGCTGCACCGTTCTTGCTGATGGCAAACGTGATGGTCGTGCCCGAGGAAGGGGCGTAACTCGCCATGCTCAGGAACGGCCCGAGCTTGATGTTGGCCGCCGTGTCCTTCTTGAGAATGTCGCCGCGGACCACGCCCAGGGTAAGCGGCAGCAGAATCACGCCGAACACGAGACTGAGAATCAGGTAGGCTCGCGTCTCGCCGCTCAGATGTCGCCAGCGGGTTCGCATCAGAATGCCCCCTGTTGTTGTTGCTGGTGGTGCATGAAGATGGGCGCGGGGGGCACAGCGTCGTCTCCCCCGCCCCCCGCCGTGTAGACGATGGTGAGCTTGGGGCGCTCCGCGGTTGTGCCGTATTCGCTGCTGCGGTAGAACTGGTAAGTGTCGGCCACGCTCGTGCAGCGGATCACAATCCCATAGGTGTCTGTGGCCGTGGCGTCGAGCCACGCTTGAGCCAGCGCCGTGAAACCCGCCTGACCGGAGCCGAGCGTCTTTGTGCCCGTGCCCGTCTGCCCCGCCTCTGCGAATGCGGCGGTGGCCTTGCGGTCGGCTCCCGAGCCGTCGCCGGTGTTTTCGACTCCGGCGTCGTCGGCATTCATTGCGCCGGCAGTGCCCCACTCGTTGCTCCCGCTCTTATCCCATTGGTTCCACGACGAATCGGTCTCCTCCCAGGGCTTTAGTGCCTGATACGCGGAGATCGTGGATGTGCCCGATGAGGCGTAGCAGACCAGGGTGAGGTAGGCGTTGCTCACGACGACGGAGCCGAGGTCGGGCAAATCAAACGACAGCAGGCCGTAGTATGCGTTCAGTCGCGTCGCGAGATAGACGTGGGAGCCGTAGTTCCCGTCCTGGCTACCTAGCCACAGGCTGTTGTCGATGCATCCAGTGTATGCGTCCGTGCCCTCCTGGTAGGAGACCTCGGTGTGCAGCTCGCCGACGCCGTCGAGGGCTTCGAGGGGCACGGTTTGGAGCAGGCGGCCGGCCTTGTGGCTCCACCGTTCGCGGTGGACGCGCCGCTCGTCGTGTGGCTTCGCCGCGTCGCGGGTGTCAGGCAGCGCGGCGGGGCGCAGGCGGATGCGGCCCTTGCCGACGGCGACGGCGATCTGAGCCTCGGTGTCAAACTCCTCGGGCGCGCCGGCGGGCAGCGAGCAGTCGAAGGCCAGGCCGAAGCGGAGGGCTTGCGACTTGCCGCGCACCGCGCCCTTGGCTCCGGGGCCTAGGACGAACGAATCTCGGAAGCCGTAAGCGAAGAACCACAGGCTGTAAGCCGAGCCGCTGGCGGCGTCGCGCCACGTCAGGCGTCCCGCGTCGGCCTCGGAAGCGTCGAGCGTCCAGGTCGAGAGGTCTACGGCCATCGCCGGCGCTTCCTTGCCAGCGGGATTGATCGTGGTGAGTGCGCGGAGCTTCAGGCGGGTCGTGTGCCCCTTCCAGGTCGCCACAATCTGGCCGTCGGCCTCGACGGTGAGGGCGTGGACTGCCTCATCGGCCAGGTAGCGGCCGCCGTCGAGGCGGAACCGCTCGCGGGTGCGCAGCCACTTGCCGTCGCGGCGGTAGCCGATGGGAGCGGAGTGGAGGGTCAGGCGGTTGCTCGTGCCCACCGTCTGCCTCTCGGCGAAGTGCGAGATGATGGTACTCTCGACGAGCGACCAGTCCACGGCCTCGACGGCGGGAGCTGGCGCCGGAGCGGGCGCGTCGGCCGGCCCCGTGGCGAGGTAGACGCTGGCCGCGATGACGGCAGCAGCGGCGGCGGTTGCGGTTTTGGAGCGGGCGGTCATTCGTCGATCCTATCCTTCTAGTCAAACATCAAGGGCAGGAGCACGAGGCAAAGCACGAACAGCACGAGTTCGGTGATGGCTTCGGCCAGGCGCTTCATTTCAGCCTCTTGACGAAGAGGTTCTTGACCTTGGTGCAGCCCACCGAGACCACCACAGATACCCACGCAAGCACACTCACGAGGACGTCTTCGAGTCGCTTCCTCACGGTGTGTCCTTTCGAGCGGTTGTGAAGCGGGCGGTCATGCGGGCTCCAGGAAGTGCAGCTCGTCGGCAACGTCCTGGTAAACGCACCAGCGCGGGTCGGCGTTGAGGTCGTTCGGGGTGGTGACGCGATGGGCACAGAAGGGGCAGGGGTCGATCCCGGCAAACCTGAGATCGCAGAAGCTGACGAACTGGCTGCACATGGCGCGGCGCACCTTGGCGGCGAGCTGCTTGTCGGTGTAGCCGGACAGGTCGGGGTCGCTCTTGGGGAACCCGAAGATGGGGCCGAAGCCCACGGCGGCCGCGCAGACGAGGAATGCCCGATAGCTGTACCGCCACACGCCGCACACGGAGAAGGCGAATTGGGCGAGACGCTCGCGCCAGCCGTCGTGGTCGTCGTGCCAGGTGGGGATTCGACGGAGGGCGATCCGCTCGCCTGTGAGCACGAAGCTGCTGAGGGGGGTGGCGACGATGCCCGATGCGTGGGCGCCGACGCACCAGATGCGGCCGGCCTCGAGCACGATCTTCTCGGCGTGGGAGTAGGGGCCGCCGGTGAAGAGCGAGATGAGGCCGCCGAGGCCGAACCACGAGTGGCGGCGGAAGAGGGCCGTCTCGCCCCCCTCGATTCGCACCTCGTGGCCCATGCTGTCGCAGTAGCGGCTCATCAGTCAGTCCTTCAATCCAGATAAATGAACCACGGGATCGCCTTTTTCACGAAGAACACGGCGACGAGCAGCAAGCCGAGAGGAGCGTAGAGCCAGTCGGCCAGGCGTCTCACTTTTTCAGCCCCTCGATCTTGTTGAACACGTCGATCCACTTCTCCATCTTCGCCTCGACCTTGGCCTCAACATCCTTCGGAATGGCGACGGGGGCCACGGCGGTCGCCCCAGGCACAGCGGGAGCCGCTGGCGTCGCGGCCTTCACGGCGGCCTCGGCCTCGGCAAGGTCGGGGTCGGGCGCGGTCGCAACGGGCGGCGGCTCAGGCGAAATCACGGCCACGATGCCAAGCTGCTCGTCGCAGTCGCAATGCCCCTCTTCCTTGTGCTTGGCCTTGAAGCACTTGAATACGTGCTCCGCCCAGTCCTCAGCGCTCATCGTGCCCGCCTGAAAGTTCTTGTACTTCAGGCTGTAAATGACTGGGCACGACTTCGATGAATGGACGCGGGCGTCCCAGATGTCGGGGTGCTCGCCGTGCCACACGACAAGGCGCTTCTGGTCGGCCTCGGGGAGGGGCGCGGACCACCTGGCGATTTCGGCCTTCGACGGCGAGGGCGCGAGCCCTGGGATGATGCCGCTCGTGCAGCCGGCAAGCGCGGCCAGGCACAGGATAGCCACGAAGGGACACGAATGTACACGAAAAGACAGGGAGCAAAACGGCAGAAGTGTCCTTGGGTTGCAACCCCAATCTCTGTTCTGTTTCGTGTCCATTCGTGTTATTTCGTGGCTACTTCCGTTGGGGGCCGGGAGGCGTTGCATTGTCGGGCTCCTCGGGCTGGGCTGCCCGGCGGAGCCGTTGCCCCGCCAGGCAGCCACAGGGGTTACAGCGGGGCAATCGTCGCTCCCGCCGTGAGGCGTTGCAGTCTGATATAGACGTCGATGGTGCCGGCTCCCGTGCAGTCGGCCGCGGTCGCCTTGGCCTTGATGATCTTGCCGACCTCGATGACCGTTCGGATCTTGGCCACGGAGGCGCCGGACAGGTCCATGTTGGCCTTCGCGCCGAGGTTGGCCACGGTTTCCGCGAAGAAGCCGACCGTGTCGTCGGGGGCCATGTGCAGGCGCGAGCCGCCCAGCTCGCCGGCGAATGCCGCGGCCGCGACAAGGGCGGCCAGGATTCCGAAGAGCGTCAGAGCCTTTTTCACTTTCCGATCTCCTCAAGAGGTTGCGTGAGGCAGGGGGCAGATGCCCCCCGCCTCACCGTGTCGGTCAGACCAGCGGGTCGAGCTGCGACTCGGGGGCCGCCGCGAACTTGAGCCCGTGGAGGATGTAGAGCACATCGCAGACCTTCGCCGCGGTGGGGTCGGCGAGGTCGAGGCGCACGTAGGCGAAGCCGTCGTCGAGGTCGTGGGCGAAGATCTCGAAGACGGTGATCCCCGCCTGCTCGCCGCTGTCGGCGTCGGTGAATGCCTCGTCGGCGGTGCCCTGCGTCTCCTTGGTGAAGCCGGTGAGCGCGGCGAGGGCGGCGTAGGAAGCCGCCTGCATGGTGTAGATGCGGCCGGTGACGAGGGCGTTGAGCACCTTGTCGCCGCCGCCGGCGGCGGTCGTCGCCTGATGGATCGTCGGCACGATGTCGTGGTCGGCCGTGCCGTCGCCGAAGCTGACCACGATGGCCAGGCCCTCGGCCACGCCCCCGAGGCGAATCCAGTCGCCCGTGAGCGCGGCGCCGTTGCGGTCCTTGCACTCGCCGGCGGGCCGGATGATGCATTTTTCGAGGAACTTGGAAGCGGGCATTCGCAGATCCTTTCCTTCGTGTGGTGCGGCGCTCCTCGCCGCGGGGGGTTACGCCCTCTCGGCGATGACGACGAACGGGCTGATGCGGGTGGCGGCGGCGCCCTTCCTCGGCCTTTGAGTGGTTTCCCACGCCGGCTTGCCGTCGATCTCGAACGTCGCGCGGAAGGCGGTCTTCGCGTAGTCGAACCAGAGATGGATCGAGATTTCGGTCTCGACGCCGCCACGGGTCGCGAGCATGTACTGCGTGGGGTTGATGAGAGCGAAGTCGCCCACGTCGCCGAGCGCCTCGCAGTGATCAGTCTTCGTCGCGCGGCGGCCACGGATGGTGGTGTAGGGCGCGTTGGAGAAGCCGCCCGCCGAGAGCATCAGCGGGATGCCGCTCGTGCCCACGGTGAGAGTGAGCAGAGAGAGCTGTGTGTGGCACTCGGGGTTGTAGAAGAACTCGCCCTCGCCGTAGAGGGCTGCCTCCATATTGATGATGTTCTCCGCCACGATGGTGTCGGCTTCCTGGTCATCCTCCTTGGCAATCGAGAGGCGAGCCTTGTTGTTGGCGTGGAGCATGCCGAGGCACACGCCGGCGCCGGAGCCGAAGAGCATGTCCTCGATCACCTCGTCGCCGATGGCGTCGCCCATCTGCGTGGTCAAGCGGCTGCCGAAGTTGGCAACCACTGAGAGCATCTCGTCGGTGACGCCGGCGAGGCACGCCTTCTTGTGCACCTGGAGCTGGATCTCGCGGAACTTCAGGTCGCTTTCGGTGATGGAGCCCGCCTCGGCCACGTTGTAGACCACGATTCCGCCGTAGCGGGTCGAGGAGGCGTAGCGGCTGGCATCGCTTACCGCCGCCATACGGACGGAGAAGCCGGTGAGCGTGATGTTGTCGCACTGCCCCATGAGCCCGCCGAGCCGCATCTGCATCCGCGAGAAGATCCGATTCGAGGTCTCCTCGGGGATCAGGAAGCCGCCCGCCTCGCCCGTGCCCACGGCAGCCACCTTGGCCCGCGCCTCGGCAGACTCGCCGATTTGCGGGTAGCGGTCGAGCATCTTCCGCTTGTGGACGGTCGCGATCTTCGCCAGACGCTCGTCGGCCACAGCCCCCGGCGCCGCCGAGCGGTGGACGGCGAGGAAGAACTCATCGTCGCACTTGAACCCGCCCATCGGGTCTTCGTCGGAGCGGTCGCCGCCGCCGGTGGCGATGGCAGCCGCCGCCTTGCCGGGCAGCGCCTTGGCCGCCTTCGTCACGCCGGCGAGCACGGCAGCGGTCACCCGCTCCTCGATGCCACCGAGGGCCGCGTTGATTTCCTCCACGGCCGTCTTCTGCGTGGCCACCTCTTCGGCAATGCCGAGGCCAAAGAGCGTCTTGGCCACGGCGGGGTCCAGGTCGAGGACGATATCCTTGCCGTCCTCGACCTTGTATTCCTTCCCGTCGGCGGGATTCGTCCAGTCCTTGAGCAGTTTCACCTTGATCTGCATTCGTTTCTCCTCACGGTTGTCGGTTGTCAATGGCGGAACTCGGCCACTCGCAGCCGTCCCCCAGGCGCCGTGTTGCCTGCCTGCTCAAGCGGGGCAGGGACGCCCCGCCTACAGGCTCCGGCCCGGTCGCCCTGGACGCCTACACGCGGCCACGCCGCAGGTCGAGCGCGTCTTTCACAATCTGCCCGAGGTCGATGCCTTCGACGCGCTTTCTCACCATTTCGCGGACCTCTGCCCGCGTGGTCACACGAGGCTCGTCGACGGCCTTGCCGGCTTCGAGCCAGTCGCCGCCGCTCTGCACGTCGTCGCCCATGCCGGGCAGCACGAACCCGAAGGTATCGAGCATCCACTTGGGCATCGGGAAGCCGGCGGACTTCGCCTTGACGGCGTCGCCGCGCACGGCGTCGGGATTGCTCTGAACCGGAGCCACGGCGTATTCCAAGCCCATCCACTCGCGGATGAAGCAGTCGGCCTTTTCGAGTGCAGGTATAGCGGCGATCTCTTCCTTCGTCGGCCGCCCCAGGTCGGTGGGGATGAAGCCGATGCTCTTGCCGCGCATCTCGCACTGCGTCACCAGGTAGTGCACGACCGCCGGCGGCCACGACTGCCCCTCGGGCAGCACGTCCGTGCCCGGCCGCGGGTGATAGAGGCTCTTGGCCATCCACGCATCGCCCTGCTCGTAGAGCACGGCCGCTTGGGGCACGCGGCGGTTGTCCCACGTCCGCTGCATCCACAGGCACCGTGCGACGGTGGGCAGGGTGTACATGTGGCACCAGGTGACGGGCCCGCCGCCCTTCTCGAAGCCCGACCAGTTGCCGCCGCGCGGCCTCACGACCTCATTATCGCGGTCGAGCGAGGCCGTGTTGATGGTCGACACCTCCGTGCCCTCCCCCTCTTGCGGCACGAGCTGGCGCACCTCGACCGAGCGGCGGGCGATGCCGCCCGGCTGCTTGGCCAGGAAGCTCTTGCAGTCGGCATTGAGCCCCGCGACGACGGCCTCGACCGCCTTCGCCACCTCGCTCTTCATCGGGAAGCCGAACGGCCCTTCGGTGTAGCCTTTGGTCATTGGATCATTCCTCCGTTCAGGTCGGTTGCTCGGCGTTGTCGAGCAGGTGGCGCCAGTCGTACGCCTGCCCGAGCTCGCAGGCGAAGACGAACGGGCGGAGTGTCACAGCCAAAGGCACAACGCCTGCCTTATGAGCTTCCGTGGGGGAGGCAAACACGCCGATCAGGTCCACCGATGTGCCGCCTTCATCGTTCATCACAGGTCTCGCGGCCACGTAGACGGTCATGTTCAGGCTCCTTCTCCAGGTTCGCCCCACTGCTCCCTCGGGCAGAAGCGCGGGGGCTGAAGAATGTCGCTCGGCGCCGCCTCGACCAACGGGCGATAGCTCTGCTTCACCGTCACCGTTTCATCGGGGAGCCGAACGTCCAGAGGCAATGGCGAAACGACGTGGTGTCTCTTTGTGCATGCCTTCACAGCTTTCTCGTGGGATGTGAATATGCCCACGAGATCCCACACGCAGCCTTGAGGCGTCTCGGCTCGGGGCTCAGACACGATCCAGACTGTCCTCGGAGCTTTCATTCCTCATCTCCTGATTCGCCCCAGCCCTCGCCGTAGAGCACTTCGTCGAGGGGCTTGAGGACGTCGATCAGTGTGCAGTTGCAGTTGGGGTGGAGCGGCGGCTCAGTGGTCACCGAGTAGTCGCCGCCCAGGCCGTCGTCGTCGAAGGCATCGTCGAGCCCGACCTTCCTCCCGTTGAGCGCCAGGCAGACGGGGCAGGCGTCGCCCCCGGCCAGCCATTCCTTGCCGGCCACCATCCCGCTTTGCTTCGCCGCGATGATCTGGCCGCGATGCAATGCCCGACTCGATTCGGTCCGGGCGATTGTCCGCGCCCGCTCTTTCTCTGCGCCGTCGAATATCCCCTGCACCCGCTTGGTGAGCTCGGGGATGGTGTTTTCTGCCGACAACAGGCCCTCGGCAATGCTGGTGCGAAGGGCGGAGAGGGCGCTGTCGAGTGCCCGCGAGGTCGCGGCATTCGTCGAGGCCGAGAACTTGAGGGCAAGCTGCTGCGCGCTCTCCTCGACTTGCGGCAGTTGCACGCGCCAGGCGGCATCCTCGTCGGTGGCGCCGAGGCGCAGGTT